TTTAAGATAACTCCACACCCTATTGCTGGTTTTTTACCGTATTTAGCATAAGCCATAGCATAACTCTCGTGGTCTATACCACAACCTACTTGCATACCAAATACTCTAAATTTTTGACCTACATAAGTCTCACAGTAAGCCTGTGTATGTAGATGTCCTTGTACTGTATTCATCATATCTGCCCTACATTTAGTACGAGCAGTACCCCCTTCTCCATGTAAAAATTGTACACCATCTTTTACATATCTTTCAACAAAATTCCAATTAGGAACTTCTAATACTTCTTTGTATGATTTAATCCATTTACTAGGAATTGCACTTGTCTGCGCTTTACGCATTATCATCCTGTCATGGTTTCCTATAATAACTGTAGCTTCAGGAAAAACTTTGTACCATCTAGCAATACGTTTTATAGCTAATTCTAGCTCTTCTAAGCCACCCATTCCATCTGCTGAGGTCTCATGGTAGCTGGAGTAGTGATTGTCGATTATATCGCCTATAAACACTACTTCTGTACAGTTCCAAGTGTCGTATTGTTCTATACACCAGTCAAGATAAGAGTCCAAACAAAAAGGCTCATGTAAATCTCCTATAACTAGAATATTACTAACCTCCTGCTCTCGCATCTTTTGCAGGACTTTTATCTCGTGTGGTTTTAATCTGTATCTATTACTTCGCATCCTTACCGAAGTCCTGTAATCCAGTTACTCCTAATAAAGCTAATAAAGCCCAAAATATTTCGCTTACATGAACTTCATCTACTCCTAAGCTTCTAGCTACAAAAGGTACTACAATAGCCGCTATAGTGTACCATACTTTCTTTGATTTTAACATTGTCATTATTAAATATTCTTTCATTTTATTTATTTTTTATTAATAATTTAATATTCTCACCGCCCAAATTAAGTATTCTCCTCATTAAAAAATCCATAGCATAACTTGACTTACTAACATAGTCCTGTTGATTGTTCGTTCCTACTAGAATACAACCTTGTGTATGCTCTGGTTTATTACCTTTATGAAATAGAATATAACTTCTATCAGGCACTTCCTGTACTAAAAGATGTAAATAATCTCTTGTAGCACTCTCTCTAGGTGTGCGCATCCTTACATCGTATTTACCTGTAGGGATACAACTTATATTACGTTCATTATTTATATAAGGGTTTTCTAATGTATCACAAACATACTCATCATTCAAGTATAGTTTACCTACAATAGATTTATCTGTAAATATTTCTCTAATTAAAAGCAGATTAGCCTTGCCCTCTGCTTTTTTTCTTGAAACCAACTTGACCTTTGGAAGCATTTTTAGAATGTACTCCTTTACGTTTAGTAGGAGATTTTTTAATAATAGTATATGATTTAATTTTTTTTGGCATTTCTTTTCCTTTGACTGTACCATTTATCTATAGTATAAATTATTGAAACAACTAGCAGTATTATTTTTAATGCTAGTTCTAAATTAGTAAACGTTGTTACGCTGAGGACTGTTCCATTTACGGCTAGTATTTCTGCCGTGTCCTGTGCTGCTTTTTGTATTGGCATTTGTCAAATATGTTTTTAATTTAATCTTATTTACTTCTTTTACTTTATAATTTTTTCTCATTATTTTAAATCAGGTGTTAGAAAATCGCCTAAAGTTATTTTGTTGCCTTGACCTTGTGGTCTTTCAAGATTCATTCCTGCATAATACGCATTGCTATCAGGGCTGACATCTGCGCCACTATTCGTATTGTACTCAGGAAAACGGCTTATATTATTTTTAATATATTCAATCATTCTTTCTATATAATACTCCCCTGTATTTCTAACCTCTTCTCTTAGATGTTGTGCTTCTTCTGTAGTTAAAGCTACCCCATTTTCTGATGTTTTAGAATATATATTACCGTTTTCTATTTTAAATCTTAGAAAAGGTATAGCATGATATAAAGCCATATTAGGTAAATAATCTCCTATATAAGTATCTAGTAATGTCTTATAGTATTCATTACCTGGATTATTAACTGTACCTGCCGTTATAAGGTCTTTTAGCTTCTGATTAAGGTCTGTGCCTAGCTTAGTCTCTACATAAAGCTTTTGCGCCTGTTTTACAAAAGGGAGTAAAAACTCAACATCTACATTTAAGTTTATAGCCGTAGAGTCCTTAAGCTTATCTTCTGATATAAATAATACGTATGCCATTTTATCTCTTTTTTACAAATCCATTATTAGGTAAATCTATAGGTGCTACAGAAACCTCCTTAGCGTTTCTAGGTAATTTTACTCCCCTACTTCTAGCTTCAGTTGATGATATTATAGTATCTGAATTTTTAGGTCTACTACCTTTTTGTACAAATATAACTCTAAACCATTTATGGTAACAATTAGCGCCTCCTTTGTATTTCCAGATTGAATAAGTATCTGCACCTCCTTTACCCCAACCTGGATTTACTGCTCTATTACCCATAGCTATAATATCCTCTTTACGATAAATTTTTCCTGCCTTTATCATTTTTCTACAGAACTCTCTTTCTCCACTAGCTTTACCTGCATATCTATATCTTACTCTATAAATATCATTTTCATATTTTTCCTGCTTACTTCTTTGGTCTTGACCTGATTTTCTATTAGGATAAGCTGAACCTGTAGTAGCAAACTCATAATAAGTAGAATTTAATTCTTTTTCAAAATCAAAATCTTCTAACTCTTCATCTACTTCTTCTTCACTATATAACTCCCAATCTTCAGGAATATCTTCTCCTAGTTCTTCTATAGCCTTATCTAGTTCTGTTTTTTTATAGCAATCATCTATACATGAATCTAGTTTTTTACTACAATTACAATCCATTTCTAGATTTACATTTTCATCTTCTTCTACAACCTCATCTTCTGCTAAAGGTTTTAAGCCCAGCTCTTCTCTTATCTCATCTTGCGTCATAACTGCCTTCATATCTTCTATAGTAAACTTAGTAGTGATAGGCTTGGCTTGTACAAATGAGAAAGGTATATTAATACCATTAATTTCAAATATTTTAGATAGTGTTTTTATGATATGCTTTTGGTAAGGTACTACGACTGTGTTTAAATATATCTCAAAGGCTGCATTCATCTCATCAACATTAGAACCTAGCCCTGTATCGTTTTTAATACCCATAAGCATAGGAGAAGTAACTCTATGCCCTGTAAGTATGTTTTGTACTAAAAGTTCCTGTAACGCAAGATATTGCTTATCTGCGTTGCTTACAGTAATTGGTGTAATTTCAGGAGTTCTAGTTTTATCATCTGAGAACGTAAGTACAAACTTTCCTGAATTACTAGCACCTGTAAACTTCTCAGCTAAACTTCTTTCTATTTGAAATCTTTCCTCTTGTGTAGGAACGCCATTAGCAAAGCTAATCATGTACGAGCCTGAAAATCCGTTACTTATGTTATTTAGATGAAACTCAGCAACTCTTTGGTCTACTAAAGCCCAATTATTTGCAGCTAGATAATCAGGAGTATGATATATATCCATATTAGGACTATATAAACCTGTATATAATAATTGACTAGGATTAGTTCTATCCTTAGTATTAAAAGCAGCTATTTTCATAGGTTTGTTTACTCTTGTGTTACTCCAATCTGCACAAACATAGTAGCAATCTACTTTACCCATAGCATTAGGTCTAGCAGCCCTAATTCTCTCTACAGGTACGTGGTGTATTTCTGCTATTTCTGTTTTAGCTTTATTCCAAATAATATGTAAAGCAAAAGCGCCTTGTAGCTTAAAGTCAAATGCAATCTTTTTAATTACTTCGTGTAGTGTTTCTTTACCATTAGCTTCAGCAAAGAATTTTTTAAGCTTAACAAATTGTTCTAGGTTTTCGCTTTCATCTACTATTATATCTTCTCCTGCAATCATTTCAGAAGTCGTGTTTATAATAGCAGCATGACTCGAGCTATTGTAATACAAGTCAATTAAGAACTGAGGGTAAAGGTTTTTCCAATGCTCAGTACCATACTCTATATATTCTCTCCCTCGTACTTCTTGTACGACAGGACTTGTTTCACTCGATAAATCTACACTTAGTATATTTTCCATAATTATATTTATTCTTGTTCAGGTGTCCAATCAGAACCTCTTACTATTGCTAATATCTCCTCGTGAGTATATTGAGTTAGTCCTTCTAAAAAAGATGGAGTTTCGCCCATAAATTTAGCAATAAATAATGTACCATCTAA